GCCAGTCTGACCAGCTGGCTTCGCACAGGTTCCTTTAACCACCAAAACACACGGAATTCTTTAATCATAATAAACTCAAAGCATGAGACCACTTTGAGATTGCTTTATATGATAAAGAACAATTTAACTTAAGAATTCCTATGTATATGATAGTAGGACAATAATTATCATGTACGAAGTCGCTGCGACATTATATTTGAGAGATGGACCCATCGGGGAGATATGCGACCTCCCGTCATCCAGATCCAAAACCTTTATAGCCTGGGCGTGCAAGCATTTCGCACGGAGTTGATTAAATCAGACACATTACACATCATCATCAATCAACACAAACCCCATATTGTCAGTTTCTGTTCCATCGTTGGACTCGTTGAGTACAAACTCTAATAATCCGATGGAGGCTAATTCTAATTCCATTTTGTCACCCCAACTAGATAGGGTGTGCTCCTGAACAAGCTCCATGTCCATAAGGCTTCATGAGGCAGTAGCCCCTGTAGGCATCAAAATGACGTTCATCCTTGATTGGCCCGAAACCGTTATAGTACTTCCAAAGGTAACAGAACCACCAGCCGGTAGAACCACCCCGAATACATGTACTGCGGACTTCGTAGTTCCGCTCCCAGTAATCTCATAACCGACACTCTCAAAGTTCGAGAAAGTGCCTGTCGTTGTAGGATTGCTAGGAGTAGAAGTACCTGAAGTATCCACAGTCCATGTGATATCGTAGGTTCCTGCCTGTGTGGTTGTTATCGCTCCAACACCTCCAGTATTTGTCAAGACTGAGAACGGTAAAGTTCCTGTCTGGACGGAGGCAGTGGTTCCAAAGGGAGTAGCTGTAACAGCTCCAGTTTGAGTATCATACCAATAGGATGCAAAATTGATCCCACTTGGGGGCGTTTGCGGTGTAAAGAACTCAACGTCGTATTCGACATAAATCTTACCCCAATTAACAGCAGTTCCATCCACAACTCCGACAAAAAGATTGCCACAGTCGTATAAACGAATGTCACTAGTGCCAATATTAGAGGCATTATTACGGACGAATTTTGTAGGACCGACGCTGAACATCGCAGCAGGCCTTAAGGTGACTAGTATTTCCTTCCATACAGCATCTTCCCTCATCTCTGCATATGTAGACATATACATTTCAGATGTAGGTGCACTGTCGCTCGCATCGTAGTCGGGAGCCACGATAACACTACCAGGTATATTAGTTCCAGTTCTAGGTAAATAACAGAACCGAAGGGCATGGAAACGATAATTTTCCCAGCCAATCGCTTGAGTACTTAGCCAAGGAAACGAGGCTGAAAGCCCCGGATTCAAAGCGAAGGTGTTACTTATAGTGAAACTAGTTGCCCCGGTAACGTTACCGAGAAGCTCCTTATGCTTTATCCGACTCCTATCCCTTAAAGCCGATATTTTCGGCTCACTTTGGTTAAAACCACGTGAATAGGCGGCGGCCACGGCATTTCCGATCTGCATGGAGGAACCCACATTGCCCACCTTAGGGCTAGGCCTCGCGGCTTGGGCGCGAGCCTTACGAACAGGGTTCTTGTTCTTCTTTTGTTGTTGTTTTGCTTTAGGCTTATAGCCTCTTTTAGGTTGTAGGTGCATCATTTTCTTAGTATTGGATCCCACCAGAATCGTGGGACTGTACATCATAGGAATCCAGGTTGCCTACCGATCTAGCAACGTGGCCGTCAACTATGAAACCTTGTCTCGCCTCGGCGATTCAATTTCAAAAGTTTACGACCCCGTTGGGCTCAGAAAAGGTACTTTGGATTACCCGTGCAGTCTCTCGGCATTTACATGATCGATTTAGCACGGAATTATTGAGGTATTATCAAAGAGGATCGTTATTGGGGTACTATAGCTTATCTTAGCTCCTTAAACTACGCGCCGAGTATTGTAGGTGACTAACCATACACACTCGACCCGATAGAATCGGATTCTAGAGGATTCGCAAGAAGAGAGAAATTAGACTCTTCCTTTCAACCAACGACCTTAACCACCGTTTTGGGTATCTTCGTTCCTATGACCCAATAGCCTTTACGCAGATCATCACGGGACAGTTTAAGGACCTATCCGGGTCCAAACACCTAGAGCAAAACTATTGATCAGCAGCTCGAAGCTCTTCTTGAACTTCTTCGAAAAGATCAGGATCTAATCTTTTTACGTTGGCTAGTGCAGCCTTCTTGAAAGAGATTGGAATGTTCTTATAATTTTCTTCACTTTCATTCCATATATCAATGTAATTATCTTTTCTTTTCTCTCCAACTAATTTATCTATTCTATATAGGGCAGAGAAGCCTTGAACCTTTAGGAGTTTCATTCTAATATTAATATTATTCCTCTCCTTATCAACCTCACTAATTGTCGGGGCCTTAACCCAAGGACATCTAGGATCATTTTGAACTTCTCTAAATTCTATCCCCTCTAAGGGTCTATGGAAATTGACTCCTAAGTCCCATTGCCTGATCTTATCAGTAGCAATTCTATGTTGGATTTTAGATGTTTTAAATTTAAAACCAACGGGACAGTCAACTCCCATACCTCCTAGAGAGAACGGAATAAAGAGATTCCTAGTAAAAAGATAGCGCTTTCTATTGTTATCCTTCTCATAAACAGATGTACATTGCTCTTTGATTTCAGCATCATGCATCTTGAGAAGGTTAGCCAAAAGTTCCACCTTTTTATTTTCAGTGAGAGAACCGGCGAGGATTTGGTTCAGGTTATTTACGATACCGTCTTCGGGTAAGCTCATGTGAGCCTTGGCGAACTGATGTCGAATGAAGTCATCGGTGATATCACCCTCCAATCTCTTTGGTAAATATCCACCAAAGGGATCGTGCTCTCGATTCTCAACCTCACCTAGTTTACGGTTTGGTTTAAGATTAAGAGGCTTCGTTCGAATCTCTTTCCACCTAAGCTCTCTATCTCTCCTCTCGTCTTCGTATGTAGAAAATATTTCTCTTTTTCCATTTTCTGACTTCCCAAGTACCTTATGTACTCCAAAGTAAAGACCCACATTTAGAAAGGGTATAAGCTTCGGAGTCATTCCACCTCTACCACCAAACGGACAGCCAAGAGTGTAGTGTACACTCGTACTGTTAATATTTAAATATGTTCTGTGGTGGTAAGCCTTTCCAACTGACATCGAGAGACCGACGCCTGCTCCAATTCTTATATGTTTCTCCCAGAGTCTTCGAGGTGCAGCATAAACCATATCATCACCGTTCACAAGAACGTGAGACAATCGGTCTCTAGTAGACCACCCACCATTTTGATGATGAGTGGCTGTTGCAGCCAAGTAGACTCCAAGATTAGCTAAATTGAGAATCGGAAAACTTAGAATAGATCCCATAAGTTGTCCATTCTGTTGCGTTCCACGATAACCATAACCTCCACATCCAAGTGGATAAAAGAGGTGATGGGGTCCTAGGACCTGCATGGCCTCATCCCGAAGTTTCTTTGGGCAGTATTTAAGAATACGCTTCAAGATCTTCCTGGAATAAGTCCAAGATAGGTTATCTGTAGCAGCAGAATAATCAACTGAGAACCATTCATCATGTTCGTCTGATTTCTGAACTAAATCATAAATCATACTAGCACAAAAGGGTTTTCCAATTAAACGGAAGCAGGGCATCTTTCTTAAGATGTCATGGAGGGCTATTTGGAGAGGTTTCATTCTATAGTACTCAAGATATTCTCCTTTCGAAATTATACGAATCTTGAGGGGCTCTAAGACGGCCTGGATCTCGCAACGTAGATCACGTTGCTCTTCTCTGAGTGGATACTCTCGATCGTTCCACCATCGAGCTTCATTCTGGTCCGGAAACTCTTTGCTATCAAAGTAGTTAACGCCGATGGGCTCGGTATTATAGAATGCGAGGGACTCCCAGTCTTCCTCGCCCGAGGGGTTATAATGTTCTACAACCCTCGGAGTTCGATACAGTCTTCCTCCACGGGATCCCACAAGATAGGGATCAAACTCCATAGAAACAAGGTCCTCGAAACCGATATGCATGGATGCATCGACAACTTCAAAGCCGTCGAGCCATGATTCATTGCCATCAACTTCATAAGAAGATCTCTTAGAGAGGTTAGACAATCTACCAAACGCGCCACCTTGGCTACGCTTAGTTCGGTAACAAGAACTTTGTGAGGGGCACTCCTTAAGGAAATCATTAGTATCTGGAAACGTTGCTGTCAACTGTTTCTGGACACTATTGAGAACCTCATTGAATGTCTCATCTCGGAAGATCTGGTCTATGACAAGATCGTCACAGTTATCGGCCTTAGTTAAAGTATCAAAATGTTCATGATACGCATCGTCAACAAGGTCTTCGCTGACGGGGAGAGCACTTCTTTTACATTGAAGCCACGAATACAGAAGATGGGTATTTCGTGAGTTAAAAGCTACAATTCTAGCCTTCAACCATCTCTTAAAAGCACCAGCTGGACGCCAAATAAGGTCCGGGCATGGTGGTAATTCGTTTCTCAAGTATCTCGCAAGAGGGTAAGCTAGAACGTATTTAATACGTTTTATCCACACCTTCTCGCTCAGTGAGGTATTGAGATAATGGGCAACTTGCTTCTCCATTTGACCTATCAGCTGTCTAGAACAGTCATGATGGTGGAGAACCAGGGCAAGTCCACGAATTACGGCGCTGCTTCGAGCTGCTATTGTGACATGATCGTCAGGGCAGGGAGCAGGAGATGAATCAGCTGATTCATCTCCACGGTGCCAGGACATCCTGGCATTGGCGCATTTCAGTAAAAACGGGAATTCAGTTGCAAAACACATAGCAACTAAATTTCTTATACAGTTCTTAGTGAACACTTTAAAAGTTCTTTTTCAAGCTTGATCGCTTGACGGAAAAC